AAGTTTCAGTCACGCTCCATCGCCATCCAGCATTGGAGCAAATATCTGATGACTCCCAAAGAGCTTGCTCTCCTTTTCAGCAAGTTAGAGAAATCAAATTCAGTCCTCTCCGAAATCGCCACGACTGATCTTGGTCGAAGCGGGGAGATAGCGAGAAAACAACTTGGAATCGAATGAATCAATCAAAAGTAGATCGTGCGCGCGCATGGCTGCGTAACACGCCAGGAGCCGTCTCAGGTCAGAATGGACACGGTGCAACCTTCGCAGTAGCAACATCGCTCATACACGGTTTTGAGCTGAATGCGGGGGATGCCGAGACGCTCATGCATGAGTACAACTCGAAATGCCTCCCACCGTGGAAGCCGCATGAACTGGCCCACAAGCTGAGCGAGGCTGCAAAAGTAGCGCATGACAAGCCGCGCGGATGGCTTCTGGAATCGCATCCCGGTATTGGTCAGGGAGGAACTCCCGTATCGCCTACCGGCAAGTTTGTGGTGCGTAAGATCCAAGCAATTCCGCAATCGGACTTTCGATTTTCAACCATAGATTTCTTAAAAGCCTGCTTCGAACCGGACGAAGTTGTCTGCATCTGCAATGACATCGTAAGCGACGATGAAGGTCGAACTCGACCAAACTCCAAGGGTACGTTCCTCAAGCGCGACGAATGGATTAAGGACCATTTCACGCCGCCCATCAGCTCGATGTGGAACGGTCCTGACAGCCGTGGCGCATACGTCCGTGTCAACCCATGCTTCGATGAGAGTGGTTCTGATTCCGGCGTGGCAGCATTCCGCCATGTCCTAGTCGAGATGGACGAGAAGACGAAGGACGAGCAATGGACGATCCTTAAGGAGTCGAAGCTCCCGCTATCGGTCGTCATCGATTCAGGCGGCAAGAGCTTGCACGGCTGGGTGCGCGTCGATGCGGCGAACAAGGAGGAATGGAGCGAGCGTCGTGATGTCGTTTATCGCCAGCTAGAGACGCTCGGCATCGATCCGAAGAACAAGAACGCGAGCAGGTTCAGCCGTCTTGCCGGTGTGATGCGCGATGGCAATGAGCAGAAGCTGTTGGCCATCAATGTCGGCTCGGTCAACTGGGATGCGTTCACGGACTATCTGGAGTCGCAGGACATGCCTCAGGAGTTCTCGCTCGATAGCATCATCGAGTACGACCCAAAGAATGATCCTGACAATCTGATCGGTGACAGATGGCTACGTCGCGGTTCATCGCTTCTCTTCGTCGGCCAGAGCGGTTGCGGCAAAAGCTCAATGGCTGCGTACCAAGGAATGAAGTGGGCATCCGGCGAAGCATGGTTCGGCGTCAAACCTGTGCGCGCGCTCAAGGTGGCCTACATCCAAGCTGAGAACGACATCGCCGATCAGCATGACGCACTCAAAGGCGCTGCTCAGATGACGTTCGGCAAAGAGAACTGGGAGCGAGGATTGCGGAGTGTTGACATGCTCTTCTTCCGCGAGACGGTTAGGACCGGCTCCGACTTCGCGACAATGCTCCGCCGTCTCGTTCGCAAGACCAAAGCTGACGTGGTTTACATCGATCCGCTGCTCTCCTACATGGGCGGCAATCCTGCGGACATTGAGGTATGCGCGAACTTCACGCGACATCTGCTCCAGCCGATTATGATGGAGACAGGCGTTGTCCTAGTACTCGTCCATCACTTCCCTAAGCCGAAGGGCAAGGACGACAAGCCGGAGAGCGTGGCAGATTTGGCCTACTCAGGATTCGGATCGTCGGATCTGACGAACTGGGCGAGAGAGGTGATTGTGATGAAGGAGGTTGGCTTCAACAATCCGCGCAAGTTCATGCTTGGCATGGCGAAACGGGCAGACCGTTCCGGCATGACAGACAAGGACGGAAAAGTCACCGGATCGATTATGATCCAGCGTGGAACAGGCGGCGACATCTCATGGAACTACGCGGAGCCTGAGAAGTTCGTCGTTGATAAGGAGTCGGCGAAAAAGCCGTACTCCAAAGGACGATATCCTAAGCGTTAGCCTTCTCACGCATGGCGCGGCGACGGCCTTTCGCGGCGAGCGATTGGAACTTCGCCTTGCCGAGCTTCTTACGTCCGATGTAAGCGGCGAGAGCGCCAGGATCTTTCACGCCTTTCTTCTCAAGCTCACCAACGAGCTTCTCGTAACGACCGCCACCGCCAAGTTTCATCTTGTCCATAAATTCAAATAGGGTTTGAGGTTAAAACCGACAGAACAATCGCCAGAATCCAAGCGGCGCAGGACCAAAATTTAGGCGTCGTCTTGTCCTTCGCACTGGCGCAGTTATGCCGCGCGCGGAAATTCTTACGACGCTCAGGATTCGACTTTTTGATCGTCATGTTGGCGTCTCCAAAGCGAACCTTGATGACGTTGCCGTTGTCATTCTTGACGTACACCGCACTCTTCTTCCGCTCGCCAGGAGTGTAGAACGGCTTGTTGAGCGTCACCTTCTTGCCCTGATAGGTGTTACCTTTTTTGGAGAGGGAGGTTTTCATTAGAATCGACGAACAGAAGCAGATGGAATTTGAGGGCGTTCAGCCTCTTGTCGCTCATCGTTACGCATTTTCAAACGGTCAGCCTCAAGCGTAAGAATCTTAGGCCATCGACGGTTGAATGCGTCCATCTGATCCTTTGCAACCTGATCGATTGGTTTTGTAACTGTGGCGAGATAATCTGGATTTCTGAGAATCCTTCCGATTGCAGCAGCTCCGCTTACAGCGGCAAGGTTGGACAACGCCATTCTTCCGTACATGTTTGCCCCAAAAGCCGAGGCAACGGCAGATGTTACAGCGGGAATGAGCTTGCTCTTAACAAGGCTGTCCTTCTCGATGACAACAGAAAGCTGATCAGCAATCTTGTTCATCTGATCGACTCCAGACTTTCCAAACGCCTCAACAATGAGCGGATTGTACTGACCAGAAATCAGCTCGCGCATTTTGTTGATGTTCACCTGCTTCTTACCTGCATCTAGCGATTCTCTGAAAAGATTTCCAATGACCAAATTCTGAACGTCGCCAACAAGATCTGGCCTTTCGTTCCGCATGACATTCATAAACTCCTGAACGACATACCGCTGTTGCTTGCCATAATCAGTTGTCAAAAACTTGACCACATCTTCCGGCTGAACTTGATTGGCAGAAAGCCTGCCGGTCTTGGTTGCGTCCAAAACCATCTTCTGGAAGTCAGTCGCCTCCTTGGATGATTGCTGAACGTAAAGCTGAAGATCCTTTGCTAAACGCTCAGAATCGGGATTTGAAAGAATCAATTTGATTTGATCATCATCCAACTTGATGGGAAATTTTCCATTTACAGCGCTTTGAAGGTCGGCCAAAGCGGCTGTTATTTGTTTCGTCCTAGCGTCCATCTCTTTAAGTTCCTTGCCAAGATAAGGGCGAGGCTGTTCAAGACGCTGAATTTCAGAGGTTACTGATTTAAGTTTCTTTTCGTTTTCCTTAAACAAATTTACAGCAGCCTTGTCATCTTTTGCAATTCTAGCCTCAAGTTCCTTAGACTTAACGAGAAGATCGTTTTTCTGAGTCGTTAGATTAGCTTTTTTATCAACTAAATCTTTGTAACGTGCCGCAACATCTTGGATTTCAGAAAGCTGCGGGAAAAACTCGTTAGCAACTTCTCCGGTCAATTGGCTTCCTTTGCCCATTTTTGCCTCCGTCAACAAAGACAAGAACTCTTCTGGAGTTTGGCCAACCTTACGAAGTTTGTTGTAAACAAAGTCTTCAAGCAGAGGCTTGAAGGTGGGTTCCCATTCAGAACCTGCCACCTTCTTCATCACCTCTAATGCTTGTCCTCCACGAGTTCCTAGAAGGCTCAACACAGCTTCAGGACTTCCACCACCCTCGCCAACATCTCTAAGAAGACTTGAAATGATGCTTCCCTTAAACCTGTTTATACCCTCTCGATACTCTGCATTTTGAGCCTTAAATGCAGCCTTGAAACCAGGATCAGTATTAAGAGCCTCTTCCATCAACCCTTGAACACGATCAAGTTCTTGGAACGTATCGTAATCAGCTTGCTGAACCTTCTTGTTGAAATCTATTTGGTTAAGAATTTTGGTTCTCTGATCTTTTAGATCATTGAGAGTAAAAGTCTCAGTTACATCGTTTCCATTTTCGTCTTTTACAACTTTACCAAACTTATCTTTTTTTGGAACAGAAACAGAAATTGAGTTTAGTTTAGGATCTAAAGACTTGTATCCTGCTTTCTGTTTGTCCTTGAATTCTTGAAGAAGAATGTTTGCATATTCTCCAAACTGTTTGCCGGTTTCAAATTGAGTTACAGATTTACCGTAACCAAACTTGGGGTCAAATCCGCTTTCGATTTCTTGAATCTGCCGTTGTTTGTCGGCTATCTCATTATCAATCTGAGTTCTTGTGATGTCGTCAGACGCTTTAAGGTCTTTCTTCTGAGTCTCAAGATTTCTGATGTCGTCAAAGAGAGACTTAGACTCCAACTGAAGTTCACCTTCAGCCCTTCTCGCAGCGCCAAGCAGCTCGGAGTTTTTGTCTGCAAACGCAAAGTCCACCTTCTTCTTTGCTTCTCCAATCATCTGCTGAGCATTGAGAACAATTCCGCTGATCAAATTTTCGTCGATGTCTTTACGTTCTGTAACCCGCTTAAGTTCGGAAACGATTTGATTGGTTAGTTCATCTCCGCTTAGACCGTTTGCGCTTCCAGTCCTAATGGAATTTTGAAGGAAGTCTGTAATGTTGCCTTGCCAAGCTCGAATGTCCTCAGGACGAGTTCCAGAAAGTTGCGGCGAGTAAAGCGTGTCGGCCAATTGAGCGGCCATTGCAGGGTCAATGCCTCCTCCAGCTCCAAGCTCTCGACGAATTGCGTCTGCGCGTTCGGTTAGGAACTGCTGCGTGTAAGGGCGCTGAAGTTCTCCGGCAAACCTTTTCAGGCTTCCACCACTTCTGGAAAGCGCGCCAAGACCTCTTAGTCCTCCTGAAAATGTAGGAAGGAAAAGACCACTCAACGCGCCCTGTTTAATAATCTCTTCAGTTTTTCCAGATTCATCTCCAAGTGTTGAGGCAAAACCTTGAGCTGCACCAGTCATGCCGCCAGCAGCACCTTCTTTAAGAATTTGCTTCAGCCTTGAAGATTGCTGAGTTACTCCGGTTTCGGCAGTGGTCAAAAACTGCAAAGGACTTCGAAATCCACCAGTTCCACGTTTTGAAAGACTAAGAAGAGGAATTCCCTGAGCGGCGGCTTCTTGGATATCATACGGTTCTGGAGCTATCGTCTGGCGAAGAAGCTCGCTTCCAACGCCAGCAATCATTTCCCCACCAACCGTTTGACCACCTGGAATTTGAGAAAGCCCAATTCCAGCGGCCAAACCAGCAGCCATTCCAACTCCGCGTCGAGCCTGATTGAACCGATACTCGTTTAAGAGCTTTTGCTCTTTAGGTGAGAATTCGATTGGAACCTCAGGGTTACCCCCACTTGCTTCAAAGGCTTGAAATTTCTTGGCGCTTTCACGGCCAAGCCTCAAATCTGCCTGCTCAACCAAAAGACTTCTTGGTCTAAATGTGTCACGACCAACAAGTGGAGCTTGTGCGGCAGCTTGATTGACAGCCTCCATAGAACCCATTGGAGCTTCGACTGGAGTAAACCCAGCAAATGGGTCTGATTCATTAGTTATGGGTTCGCTCGGAGTAAACCCAGCAAAAGCATCCTCTTGTGCGACTGGTTGCGGCTGTTGCTGATTTTGAGCGGGTTCACTAAAAGTAACATCAACAGCGCTCAACGGCTGACCGGCATCCATCTGACCTTGTTGGCCATCGCCCTGCAAAACGTATTCGTCCATAAAATTATTTTAGATTCCCCTTAACGCCCTTGATAATTACAAAGTCACCAGTTTTCTTTCCTTTTGCCCTAGCTTCAGCCGTTGATTCAAATGATATTTCTGACATCGAATTCGTTCCAGACATTGCTGGAGAGTTTGTCGAACTCATCGCCTGAGTAGCAGGAGCCGTAATCATCGCGCTTCTCGAAGGCATTTGAGATGTTCCAGCAGGAATGTCTTTTCCGTATTTTCTGTAAATGCTGTTTACCCTGTTCATGCCCTCATTAACACGGGTATCAAGCTCTTCTTTCTTGATCGAAATTTGCTCAACAAATCTTGGAAGATCAGTTCCGAATAACCTACCAGTTGCAAGCCCCTTGACTGGATTCAATTGAAATTCAAGGAACTGCCCAAGACGTTTCGACTCTTCGACGCCAACGGCATCTTTGCCTTCTGCGCTGTTTAGAATTTTAAGGATGTTTTGTGCGGAAGCTCGTTTTACATATTCGTCAATTGAAGGATCATCGAGAACCCCAATCTCATATCCAATTGCGTCGGAAATGCCCTGTTTGTTGGCAATGTCATCGGCGGCTTTTTTGACAAGCCTGTCATCTACGGCGTTGAGCTTGACTTCTCCATTCTTTACAGGTTGAAGAATTTTTTGAACATAAGCATCAGCTCTTTTGCCAAGCTGATCGACCCTCACTTTTTCAAGCGCAAGTTTTTCTAGTTGAAGTCCTTTTAAGAAATCAAACTTCTCCCGCTCAAGACCAGTCTTGGCTTCTTGAGTTGTCTTCTTCAGATCAAGCTCTTCACGATCAAGCTCCAACTTTCCTTCTTTAATCGACTTGTCTAATGCGAGCCTAGCACTGTCGATTGCATCTTTGGACGCACCCTGAGAAATAAGCCTCTGCAAGTCAGCCTTTTTAATCTCGATGTTTCCAAGAAGAGAGGTGGTTTTAGCTTCAGTTTGACTAATCTTTGAAGTTCCTAATTTTTCATAATAGGCGTTCATTTTCGGAACGTCGATGTTAGGACTTCCGTCTTGATTGAAGCCTATCCACGCTCCGGCATCGATTGCTTTGTTTATCGTCGATGCCCTCAGCGTGTTGGAGGTAGCTTCTGCCCTGTCTCTGGCTTTCAGGAGTTCAGCCCTGGCAGAATACTTCTCCAGATTGTTGAGCATCTTGTCCGCCTCAAGTCGGTATTGTTTAGACTTAAAGGCGGGGATGACTGGAAACTTCGCTTTTGCGCTAGGGTTATCAAGGTAATCTCCGACCTGCTTGCTGAGTTCTGAAAATGCGTTGAACTCATCAACCTGAGCTTTTTGTTCGCCAATCGCATCAGCAAGAGTCATGTCTCGAATCTTGTTCTGAAGCTGCAAGCCCTGCTGCTGAAGCAAAGACTCAGCCGTCTGCATCTGCAACTGCTCCATCATCCGCTTTTGCGTCTGCGCGCGGTCGTAGAGGCTTGCGCCTAGCTGAAATGCTTGAAGGGTTTCGTCGGCCATAAGATTTAGAGTCCGAAATTGGACGAGCTGTATTCAGGGAATAGGCTGGTAGATTGCGGCCCTATTTCAGAGGTATTTGTTCTAGGAAAAGAATAAATCTCAGGATCGTTCTGGGGATTGTAAGACGACCTTGGGCCTCCCTGCATCCCCATCAACCCACGCTGGGTGTACGCGCCACCAGCAAATCCGCCAGCAGACGAAATCGCGCTTCCGATAGCAGCCATCGTAGGATCAGGCATCGCAGCCACTTGAGCAGCTTGCAAGTCACGATTGTACTGCTGCTGATTTTGCTGCTGCAAAGCTCCGATTCGCTGAGACGGAGTGATAAACATGCTACTCACCGAGAACGGTTGAGCCATTCCAAACGCCCGTTGTTGCTGGATGAAGTTCTGAGCTTGCGCCAGACCTTGGTTCTGGATCTGCATCGATGTCAGACCAAAGTCCCGAGCTGACAATGCTCGGCCCATTCCGCTTCCAGCGCCAAACCCTCCGCCAAGCGCGCGTCCAGCAGCGGAGCGTTGAAGCTGAGATGCAACATCTTGGGAAACCTCGCCGCGCAAAGCTGACCCAATGTTCTTACCAGCCTGTTGAATCAACTGGTCATAGCCAGGAATTGCGCGACGAAGCTGCGCCTCAAGCTGAGACTGCTCAGCGGCGGTCGTCTTTTGAGCGAGTTCCGTGGCAGGTTGAAGCGCTTCGATGTTCTGCTGAATCGCTTGCTTC